CAGCAACCGAGATTGAGTGTGAATTGGTTGTGAATGGCTTGCTGGAAGAGGTGAGGGAATGAAAGAGAGATTAACAACATACCACTGTGGAAAAGCAGTAATTAAAGACAAGAACAAGCTGTCAGAAGCTATTGAGAAGTTAGCTGAGTTTGAGGAAAAAGAAAAATGTGGAGAATGGATTGACGCTATCGAACTTGCGAAAATTGCTATTGCGCTGCAAAGTCAGAAGTGGATTCCAGTGAGTGAGAGGTTGCCGGAGGATAACACGGATGTAATTGTATGTTTTTACAGCGGAATAGTAACAGAAATGAGATATTGGGAAAATGGAAACTTTCAAGGAATCTATGAACATACGACAAAATCAATTGTTGCCTGGATGCCACTACCGAAGCCGTACAAAGGAGAATGATTATGAGCAGATTAATTGATGCGGATAAGCTGATACTCCACTTGAATGATTATGCTCTGCAAGAAGCTCCGTTCGGATACAATGACAGTAAGTGTCAGAAAGAAATCTACGAGACAATACAAGAGTGCATGAAAGCAGTAGAGGAACAACCGACAGCGTTTGATGTGGAGAAAGTTGTAAGAGAGCTTAGAAATTTGAAAATGCGTTATTACCTAACCGTAGCAAACACTGGTGATACAGATAATGATTATGCTTATATGAATATCGCAAACGCCATTGATAACGCTATCGACATTGTGAAACGAGGTGAAAGAGATGAGAAATAAAGAAAAATATGCAAGAGAGCTTGCGGAGCTTGCGTGTAATGAACCTAATATTGCAGTATCTAAAGCTACCGGGAATCCAATCAATTGCAATATTATCAAATGTGATTGCTGTGCGTTGTATAAAGGTGGTACATATAATGATGACACGTGTTGTGGAGCATTAAAAAAATGGGCAGAATCCGAATACATAGAAAAGCCAGTGATAGTGATAAGCAAGAGGGACAGAGCGTTTTTGGAGTATCTTAAAGAAGAATTCAAATACATCGTAAGAGATAAAGATGGTACTTTATTTACATATAAAGACGGTCTTACTAATTGGTTTAGTTTAAATCGCCGTTTTGATGTAGACTTTCCAATGGTCAAATGGGAAGGTAATGAAGAGATATGGTTAATCGAGGACTTGAAGAAGCTGGAAGTGGTTGAGGAATATGAAGAAAATTCCAAAAAAAATAGTAAATAAAATTGAGAAAAGAAATAAACTCAATAAAGAAATAGAAACATGGTGCAAAGAAAATCTTGATATGGATGGAATGTGTTCAGACTGTGCGGATATTACAAATCATCACACTGGTGATGAGCAAGGGGATAACGGATGCAGAGAATGGTGCGAACAATGGACTGGATGCTGCGAAGATGATTATCACGGTCATTATTACTGGGAAACAGAGTATCCGGGAAAATATCTGCACATGGAATTTTGGGTGTAAAAGTTGGAGGTAGTTAAAAATTATGAATAGAGAAATTGACAATCCTGAACTGTTAGAAGAGGAGAATGTGCATGGAACAGATTAAGCTAGGCTTGAGAATCGCAAGCATTGTGTTTGGAATAATCGGTTATAGTGCAATATGGATATATCTGATTAATAATCGCCGGAACGAAAAAAGTGAACTTGCGTGGGTATTATGGAAATGCTTTCATGCAATTGTGATTGCGCTTGCGTTTCTTTGGGCGTGGTTTTAGGAGAAGATTATGATGGATGATAGAGAAATCAGCGTGTGGCATCATGGAGTTTTCGGAAGATACAGACCGAGGAAGAATAATTTCCCGGAATGTGCATGGAGCAACAGAAGACGGAGAAAGAGGACAAGTGATTTGGATGTACACAAGACATTGTAAGTGGAGAAGATTAGGATAGGGTTTCAGTTAGAGGAATAGACAAGCCTTATGGAAAATATTGTAGCGGTTGCGGTCAGAGATTGGATTGGAGTGATGAACAGTGAAAAGAAGTACAGAGACAAGAAGATGCCCGGCAGAGATCAAGGCGAATCTGCAACAGCATTATGGTGGAATGGCAGAAAGACCGGTAGACAAGAAAGCAAGCGAAGAGTTTAACCGTCCGGCATATCAGGCAAGGAAGCTGATAAGGATACAAGGTGATTATTTGCAAGAAGATCCGAATGAATGACTGACAAGAGTTGGGATAGATATAAAAGCATGCGTGGGAGGTGGATACCATTGAGCGTAAGAGAAACTTATCTGAGTGATTACGGAATCACTCATGAACAGGGAAAGAAGATTATTGACTACTGCCGGAAAGCCACTGGATATGAGCAAATCCTTCTTCTTCAAAGCTGCCAGAACGTAAAGCCGGAGATAGCAAAGTTCCTCTTTATCAATCTGACAACAGGACTTGGATACGATAATATCTGCAAGAGAGAATACATCCCTATGCAGCGGAAAGACTTTCAAGGATACAGACGAAAGGTGATTGAAGAGTACAACAGATTAATGACATTACTTGGAAGAAGTATATTGTAAATAGTTGAAAAAGTTACAAATTACTTTTATATTAGTATAATAAATCTAAGGAGGAAAAGCATGGTGTATCATTACGTAATGTTACATCATGCTTATATTGTAAGCGATTATGAAAAAGAAAAATTGGTTGATGCCATGCATAATAGGATTGATATTTATTGTAGGATTGATTGTATCTTGGCTTGTAGCTGAAAATGGTTTCCCGAGCGCAATAAATAAAGCAAGCTGGTTGGGATTTTTTGGAAGTTATATAGGCAGTGGGATGGGAGCAGTAGCAACTGTACTTGGAGTTAAATGGACATTTCAATTACAGCAAGAAAAAGATAGAAAAGATTATGAGATTCAGAAACAAGAATTGAAAGATCAGGTTGAACTCAACAGACGCGAAGCAGTAAAACCCTATTTTGTTATTAAAAAAGTTCACAAAACAGAATTTGAAAATAGTGAAGATGCAGCGAAAAAAGGATGCAATTTAATATTGTTAGAACATGAAAAGGTTTATTCAGACAACGATTATGTGTTGCAAATAAAAAATATTGGACGAGGGCCGGCATTAAAAGTTAAGATGAATATAGAAGGAAAAAAACGTGGCTGGATTATAAGTGAAGCGATAGAAGAGGGGGATTATGAATTTATTGACATTGCGTCTGGAATAAATGTAGAGGATGAGAGCATTGCAGCGAAGCGTTATGTAGGGGAGAAAAAAGCAGAATTGAGATTTCAGGACTTATATGGGAACAGGTATACATATCAACTTATTATGAATGAGGTATTGGCAACCAAAGATGGTGGTCCGTATAAGTTATGTATAGAACTTAAAGATTGGAACATGGAACAAGAAGATATTAATTTGTAAGATGGGTACAACACAAAATCCTCACACAGTTACAATAGTCATATAGACTATAGAATGTGTGAGGATTTTTCTATGTATAGAAGTACACAGAACTACGAGAATCAACAGAAGATGCTGTTTGATGGTGTTGGCGAATATGGAATTCCACAGATAGAATCTACATCATACAATCCATGCGAATTCCTATCATTCAACTATGCGAAAAGCTGTAAGGATAGAGCAGATCATGGAATCCATTTCTTTATTGACGATTACCAGTTTAACAGATTATGGACGCAGCCAGATACTTACATCAACATGTTACAGGACTTCAAGTGTGTAATGAGTCCGGACTTTAGCACGTATACAGATTTCCCTAAAGCATTACAGTTGTATAACCATTTTAGAAAGCACTGGATTGGTGCTTATATGCAGATGAACGGGATTGATGTGATACCTACAATCAGTTGGAGTGATAAAGAATCATTCTCTTGGTGCTTTGACGGAGAGCCGGTGGGCGGAGTTGTTGCGGTATCCAGTGTTGGTGTGATGAACAGCAAAGAGAGAAAGAAACTCTTTCTTGATGGATACAATGAAATGATGTCAAGGCTTCAGCCGGAAACAATCATCTTTTACGGAATGATTCCGGATGAGTGCCAGGGCAACATAGTAAAGATTAAATCGTTTGGAGAATCACTGACGGAAAGGAAGAAAAATGGGCGGTAGAGGATCAAGTAGTGGAATCGGTGGGCCACTCCTTACAAAGAAACAAGAAAGAAAAATAGAAGATAATGCACAGCACAACGATGCAAAGATAAGCGGTCTTCGACTTGGAGCAAAATATTATGAATACACAGATGTAAACGGAAAGTCACACAAAGGAGAGACAGGAGCAAATAGTATAGGTGGAACGTATAGATCATCTTATAGTGAAGAAGTGGCAAAATATTCAAAAAAGAAAACATCTGAATTAGAGAAAGAAAAGTCCGAATTAAAGAACAAATCGAATGATGCGTATCAGAAGTTTGCAAGAATTGCAGCGAGTAAAAGTTCTTCGCAAGTTGCCGACTTTGCTGATGCAGATCATAAAATAAAGATAATAAATCAAATTTTGAGAAGAAGAAAGAAGAAGTGATTAAATGGGTGGCAGAGGAAGCGTGAGTTCCATTGGGGGCGAACCAGTCTCCAAAATGGGTGCAAAAATATTTTATAATGCAGCAAAGAAAAGTGATGCGTTACGAGGAAGTGGAACGGTAAAGAAAGACAGTAAACTTGAAAGAGCTGCACAGAGTGGTCAGCTTGACTTTATCAATAAGATTGACGGAGTGAAAGAAGCTACACGTGTTAGTCATTATTATACTGACCGTGTTAATGAGTTAAAAAGGCAGATTGCAAAACTTGGAAGCGCAGATGCATTGTACAAAAATCAGAAACTCGCAAGAGAATATAAAAATATGCTAACAGCAAAAAATAAGATTGCGGACAAGATGCATGAATATTCCAAACTACCTGAAAAAGGAAACACAGATTCGTATTATGATCCAAGTAGGACTACTACCACTTATGATAGAGCTAGAAAGAGACGGACAGAGAATTTCTTTGCATGGTGGAATGGAAGTGGAAAGAAAAAGTAATAGGCTGGATGCTGAAAAGAAGAGAAGGAGAATACGTGGGCGGTAGAGGTAGTTCTAGCGGAATAAGTGATAAGCACCATAAGTATGGATCGCAATTTCATGCAATTATAGACACAAATGGAAAACCCCTTGTATCTGGAAATATAAAGTTTGTAGAATCAAACTCAAGGCATGGAGAAAGTCTTCAAGAGACAATGACAAGAGGAAGAGTGTATGCGCTTGTCGGGGGAAATGATTTGATAAAAATTGTGTATTTTGACAATAAAAATAAACATGTAAAAGAAATTAATTTTGGACATGTTCATGCTGGCATGGATCCTCATGTACATCATGGATATTATCACAATGAAGATGATGGACCTAAGAAGGCAACAGGACTATCTCCAAAAGAGAAGAAGATGGAAGACAGAGTAAAGAAAGTGTGGTATGATTATCTTAGCAGAAGATAGTTTAGGCTGGCAGAACAGGTTGACAGACAAGGCATCGGTTCAATTCCGGTTGACTGCTGAAGAAGCATCATATGACATGATGCTTCTTTTTTCATAAATATGGGTACAACGAAAAGATTTCATTCAGTTACAATGGTATAAGAGACATTGTATCATGCATGGAATCTTTTTATTTTGGAGGAACAGAAAGGTGAATCTCAACGGAATATCCAAGAAGCTACAAAGGGCAATATTACAGACTGGCTTAATCATCAAGTACAGTCAGAGACAATTCTATTCAGCTGAGCAGAACAGGCTCATCAACATCTACATCCTATCTACTCCGGTACTAGGAAGAGACAGGCATGGAGAATGGAAAGAGAAAGATCTGGAACTGATCAGAACAACATCACAGCTTGAGATAGTGAATTGTCTGAAAGATATATGGGATGAGGTGAAACCATGAGGATTGCCAACAGAGAAATAACAGATGAATGCACGCACTGTGGGAACATCTTGCAGTGTGAACTATTCCGTCAAGGACATGGGATACATACAGAGAGGACGAATGTACAACAGATGATTAAGTGTCAAATGGAACACAGGGAGAAAAGAGACAGTAAAGAAAAGGGTGGTGGTTAATTTGGACGTACAGTTTTTAAGATGCCATTCCAACACAAAGAAGTGCAACATACTCGACAATTGTGAAACATTAGGTGAACAGCATGAATGCAGAATAAATGAGGTGTACGTTGCACCAATAGAGATTCCAAAAGATGGGAATGTATTACTTGCAAAGGTTGTAAGAAGAAAAGGAAAGTACACTATCGGACAGATTATTGTGATTAGTGCGGATCTTGTAAGGAAATGTTTTTCGAAAACCGATGAGTATGTGGAAGAAGGTAGTTAGATGGGGAAGAAGGATAAGCTAACACCTAAACAGAAAAAGTTCTGTGATGAGTACCTGAAACTGGGGAACGCAACACAGGCAGCAAAGAATGCCGGATACAGTGAAAAGACAGCAATGAGCATGGGCGGTGAGAACCTTCGCAAACCACAGATTCTCGACTATATCAACGCTAGACAGGAACAAATCGCAAGTAAAGACATAGCAGATATTGAGGAAATCATGAAGTATCTAACTGATGTCATGCGAGGAAAAATCAAAGATCAGTTCGACCTAGACGCATCATTGTCTGAACGAACCAAAGCAGCACAGGAACTTCTGAAACGTAACGTTGACGATAGGAAGATGAATCTTGAACTGGCGAAACTGGAAGCACAGTTCAAAGACAATGGATCTGATGAAGATGCAAAAGACAACTTCATGGATGCACTGAATTCCACAGCGAGTGAGGTGTGGACAGATGATGAATAACTTTGAGGAGAGATTAGCTTCTGTCCGGCAAGGCATTATGAAACACGCTGCTGCCATGAAAGAGAAAGCTAAGAAACAAGGATTTGAGTTCAAGCCTTTCTCAAGAAAGCAGAAACAGGTGCTGACATGGTGGTGTCCTAGCAGTCCGGTGAAGGACAAAGATGGAATCATAGCAGACGGAGCAATCCGAAGTGGTAAGACACTGTGTATGTCACTGTCCTACGTGCTGTGGGCAATGGAAAGTTTCAACCAACAGAACTTCGGTATGGCTGGAAAGACAATCGGATCATTCCGAAGAAACGTATTGTTTTGGTTGAAATTGATGCTGAAAAGCCGAGGATATCAAGTTGTGGACCATAGATCAGACAATCTGATTGCGGTCAGCAAGGGAGATACACAGAACTTCTTCTACATCTTCGGCGGTAAGGATGAAAGGTCACAGGACTTGATTCAGGGTATCACTCTTGCCGGTATGTTCTTCGATGAGGTCGCTCTGATGCCGGAGTCATTCGTCAACCAGGCAACAGGACGATGTTCCGTTACGGGTTCTAAGTTCTGGTTCAACTGTAACCCGAACAGTCCTCGACACTGGTTCAAGGTCAACTGGATAGACAAGTGTGAAGAGAAGCACATCATTTATCTGCATTTTACGATGGATGACAACCTATCGCTCTCTGAGAAGATCAAAGAACGATACCGAAGTATGTATGTAGGTGTGTTCTTCAAGCGGTATATCTTAGGTCTGTGGTGTGTGGCTGAAGGACTTGTCTATTCAATGTTTGATGAGGAAAAGCATGTTACCGATGAACACATGAGTGGCGCACTGGAATACATTGTGTCAATCGACTACGGTACAGTCAATCCTTTCTCAGCCGGTCTGTGGGCATTCGATGGGAAACACTCACAGCGTGAAGCAGAACTGTACTACAACAGTAGAGAGGTCGGCAAGCGTGTAGACGATGAAGCTTATTACAAGATGCTAAAGGAACTGATCGGAGACAGAAAAGTATCATGTATCATCATAGATCCATCTGCAGCATCCTTCATTGAAGTTATCAAGAAGTACGGAGAGTACACAGTGAGGAAAGCTGACAATGATGTACTGGACGGAATCCGAGTGGTCACAACAATGCTGAATAAAGGACTCCTGAAGATATACAAGGATTGCACAAGCTGTATCAATGAATTTGGACTCTATTGTTGGGATGAGGAAAAGAACAATGATACAGTGATCAAAGAGAATGACCATGCGATGGATGATACAAGATATTATGTCTACACATTCTTGCGTAGGCGGTTGAGGTGGAAATACTAATGGGACTAATACAAAAAATTAAGGCGGTATTTAACAGAATGTTTGGAGTAAACGAAGTAAGAGATATATTTAGAATTGAGGTTAGTCGCTCTTCTGAAATGCAGACTGCCTTAGATTTGTATAAGGGTATGAGGTCAGGATTGCCTACTTGGTGCATGGATAAAACAATCAAACCGACAAGGTTCTCTAATGTCATTTGCCGGGAGATTGCCAATCTTACACTGTTCAATGTCAATGTTGAGATTGATGGTAACGATGCGCTCAAGAAGAAATTTGATGAAGTGTTGAACGCGTTACAGGAGAAACAGGAAGAGAGCTGTTCTACTTGCGGAATGATGATTAAGTCAGACGGACAGGGAATTGAGTTCCTGGATCCGGACTACTTCATCATCACAGACACCAATACCAACGGTGATGTACTTGCAGCAGTGTTCTTCTCGTACATCAAAAAGGGAAACAGGTACTACACAAAAGCAGAATATCACAGATTTGAGGATGTGAATGGTGAAAGAGTCTATAAGATTTCATCAAAAGCATTCAAGAGTGAAGATAAGAACCGTATCGGCTCGGAAATCTCATTGGAAAAAGTAGATGAGTGGAAAGACATACTTCCGGAAGTGGAAGTAAGAGGATTGGAATATCCATTATTCGTATACTGGAGAAATCCTTATGCGAATGCAATCGACAAGGAGTCTCCTCTTACTGTACCGGTATTCGCTGAATGTACCGAAGAGTTGAGATGGCTTGATATTGCACTCAATAAGATGGGCGATGAACAGGAAGACAGCCAGCATGTTACCTTTGTATCACAGTCAGCAATCCAGTATGCTAATCAGAACGGAATCAAGCTCCCTCGATTCATGCAAGGACTTGAAATGGGAGTGGATGCAGACGGTACGATTCAAGAACATGTACCGACAATACTGGTAGCTGAAAGAACTGCTGCCATCAACTTCTATCTGTCTATCATCGGATACAAGTGTGGATTCTCAAATGGTTACTTCTCATTCGACGAAGCTAGAGGAATCCAGACAGCGACGCAAGTGGAATCAGACGATAGAAGAACACTGCACACGATCCAGTCCTTCCGTACAATCTTAGATGGAAAGAATCATGATGGAGTTATCCATAGAATCTTGTATATTCTCTACGCTACAGGAACAGCGAATGGAACAATTCCGGCTTCCGGATATCAGACAGCTTGTGAGTTTGAAGACCTTGTGTACAACCTTGAAGATGATCGTGCACGTTGGTGGAACTATGTAGTACAGGGAAAAGTACCGGCATGGATGTACTTCGTGAAGTTTGAAGGGATGACAGAGCCAGAAGCGAAAGCAATGATTGAAGAAGCCAGTGACAAAGGCGAAACTCTCTTTGATAAATTCCAAGATGAGTAAATTATGGGGACAATGAAAGCAAGCGAATACGGTACTATGTACTTGAGGACGAAAAGTTCATTCGTTTTTCATTCCTTGACAGTGCAATGTACAGCACTATAAATATTGCTACTAACCGTCAGATGGCGGTTAAGGCTTGTTCCTTAGTAGGACGCAGACTCGGAGCATAACCGGGACAGGCCTATTCCCGGTTTCTTGTCATCTCCCCGGGAACACCTAAAATAATGCATCGAGTGGTTTTTCTTGGTTCACGCTCGATGCTTAAGCTATCATAGCTCAAATGGATAGAGCAGTTGATTACGAATCAACAGGTTTTCGGTTCGAATCCGAACGATAGCTTTCTCCGGAACTCGGAGAGAGATCTTTTTCATAACAAATTTTTCCTTACTACAGTGTAGTTGGAAGCCGTATAGCTTAATGGTAAAGCGGTGTTACTCCCCCTTACGCAGATTAAGGTTCGAATCCTTATACGGCTATTTTCAAATATGATTACCTCGGTGAAGAGTGATTTTTCAGTCATGCCGAGATGCAATGGTAACGAGATAGGCTTGTTCGAGATATTGGATAAGCTGATTCTTTCCACTGGGAGTGATTTTGGTGGTGGAGATGGAAACCGTCAACAATGCCTTGCAGTGTATCATCATAGAGAAGTCAAATGCAGAATCCTTGTGGTCAGCGAATAATAGACGTCTGCGGTGCAGAAATAATCCAGTGATGTGAGTGGTGTGAGAGACTACGGACTAACTGGAAATTCTCAATAAGCTGATTTGCCTTGAATCCGAGAAATCGGAGTATAACACAAGAGATTCGTTAAAGTAGCGGTATGGCAAGTTGATGAAAATAAAGCGAATAGGTGTAAGATGCAACTATGATATTCCGAAAGAACCGTGAAATTTATGGGTATCAATCCCATGTGTGCTTGGACAGTGGTAGGAAGCCAAGAGTCGCTCTCAAAAGCTCAGACCTATCATCACAGTGGCAGAATATGACTTTTACCATGATCGAATAAGGGGAAGCCCTAATTATGTTTGAAAAATTGTAACAGACGGATTTTAGCTGCGGAGTTCCGTCAAAGATTTAATATTCACATTTTTGCACGACAGTCACAGTGTTATTACAATGTTTACTATTATTTTCTTCGTACTGTTTAAAGAACCGTAGCAGAGGTGGTTTGATTACTGTCCACCTGCTAATGAAATGTAGCTTAACTGGTAAAGCGCCAGCGCGAGAGTTGGAGATGGAGGTTCGAACCCTCCTATTTCGTTTTTAAGAGAGGAGTAGCAATGGAAAAAGTAAACGTATTAGGAACTGAATATAAAATTATTCGTGAAGAGATGAAAGATGCAGAATATGACGGATACTGCGACTATACATCTAAAACCATCAAATTGAGAACTGATAACGTGAACAAGTTAGGCGATTTCGACTGTTTGATGAAGAAACAGTTACGTCACGAAATCATACATGCTTTTCTTTACGAAAGCGGATTAGGACCGAACTTTGAACATTACAAACAGTTTGGACACGAGGAAACAATAGTGGACTGGTTTGCTATCCAATTTCCAAAGATAGTAGAAGCATTTAAGAGTGCAAGTGCGTTGTAGAAGCAGAAAGAAAGGAGACTGTAAGATGTTTACAATGCCGATATTCCCACGTTACAAGGAAGAAAAAAGAACAATAATCACTTCGATTACGCAGTACGTGATGTTTCGGATAATGATTCCAGGCAGTAATGCAGTAGGCTTTTCTGCATTACCAAACGGAGTATCTAAGATGGGAGATATAATTGTAAAGCATGAGGGAAGATACTTGCCGGAAGAGACACATGGAATCTTGCTACCATCCGTAGTAACCGGAGAAAACTGCTTACCGCTTTGTGGTGATGAACTGTACGATAATGCGGAAGAGCAGAATCGAGAAGAATTCAATTATTTCGTAAATCACGTTATTGGTGAATACAAGAAAAAGAACAACGTAATTGGGAATATCGATTATAAAATTGAAAAATACGAACTTGGGTTAGAACGGAAATACGAAAGAAGAGAAGAAACGTATATGGTTCCAATGATGAAATGAAAGGAGAAATGAACGATGACATTTAAAGAAGCATTAAAAGCAATGAAACGTGGAGCAAAGGTGAGACTTCCTGGTTGGTTATCTTATTATTGGTACTGGGATGAGGAAAAAGAGACGGTTATGACGCATAGTAAGCCGTTGCTCATTGGATGCGAAGAACATGAAACTGATATTAAAGACGAGAGAGTTGGGAGATTTTTTGATGATATGCTAAGAGAGGACTGGATGATTGCAAACGAAGAAAATTGTCCGATAGTCTGTGACAAAGCAGTATTTTCATTTGGTGACGCTATCACATATCTGAAAAAAGGGCGCAAGGTGGCACGTAAAAATTGGAATGGTAAGGGGATGTTCTTGTTTGTCGCAGATGAAATCCATTTCTTTACGAAAACAGAACTGAAAAAGAAAAATGATGAACCTTACGATATGCTCCCGTCAATTACTATGAAAACAGCAGATAATAAATGCGTTGTCGGATGGGTTCCGTCTCAAACTGATATGCTTGCTGAAGATTGGGTGTTTGCAGAGTAGGAGGATTAGAAATGAAGAAATTATCAACAATTCAGAAAAGAGAAAAATTAAATGATGTATTTGCTGTAGATGAAATCGGCCCAGGTGGTGCTAACCACTTATATTGTGTGTACAAGGCTGGAACAGCAACGCTTGAAGATGATGATACATTGTTAAGAGCGGAACCGGAGAATCTGCTTCTTACATTGCAGATGCAGTGCGGACCACGAAAAGAAAAAGATTCGCTTCACGGTGTAATCGACACAGATTTACTGGAAATTGTCCGTGATCGCTTAAAAGCTTTTCAGGCAGGACCGTTTTCGTCAAGAGAAAATGCGTGTGCACTTACTCATATTGAGGAAGCTCTTATGTGGATGAATCGTAGAGTAGAAGATCGCATTGAAAGAAATGTTCTTGGAAAGAACGAAAAATAGGAACTGTATGAAGATGTGTACTGAAAGATTACAAACACTTGTCATACAGAGGAGTAAACAAGGCGGTGACAATATGGCGGTATCAACTATGAATATTCTTATCATTTGCGTAACAATTTTGCTTTTTGCAATCATTACAAAGGATGATAAAAATGACAAAGACGGTGAGGAATAATGCTAACACCTGAATACTTACAAAGAATAACAGAAGGGGCGGAGGAGATATCTTCGTCCCTTCATCGCACTATTATGGACATGATCATTGAGAGAATCATGAAGAGACTCGGCAGAGGTGAGGACTATCTGCTGACACAGACAGACCGATGGCAGATACAAGTGCTTCAAGAGTCTGGTGAACTGTTAGAGGATATCCAGAAGGAAATAGCGGACAAGACAAAGTTACAGCAGAAAGAAATCAAGGATGCTTTCATTGATGCTGGTATCACTTCGTTGAAATGGGATGATGCTGTGTATATTGCAGCCGGACTCACTCCAACAGCACTGATGCAATCTCCAACCATGCTCAGGATCCTTGAGAGAGATTATCTTGCTACTGCCGGAGAATGGAACAACTTCACACGGACCACAGCACTGGATGCGCAGAAGACTTTCATCAATCAGATGGACAATGCATACCATCTTGTATCTACTGGTGCTGTATCGTACACACAAGCGGTCAGAGATGTAATTAACAATATCACAGAAGTAGGACTCAAAGTGAACTATCCTACTGGGTACAGAATGAGCATTGAGTCAGCAACGATGATGATCGTGAGGACAGGAGTGGGACAAGCAGCTGCCGACATCTCCATGAAGAGAATGGAAGAAATGAACTGGGATACTGTTCTTGTGTCTGCTCACTTAGGAGCACGTACCGGCAACGGTGGAATGAATCCTGGCAATCACTTGTGGTGGCAAGGACGGTTCTACTCACGAAGCGGAAAGGATAAGAGATTCCCGAACTTCGTTAAGACCACAGGATTCGGAACAGGTGAAGGACTCTGCGGATGGAACTGCCGGCACTCTTTCGGAAGTGGTGACGGAGTGAATAATCCTTATGATGACAAGAAGATTAACTTTGCTGATAACCATAAGGTTGAGGAATTGCAGAAGAAACAGAGAGCACAGGAGCGTAGGATTCGTGACACCAAGCGGAAGATACAGAACTTGCAGACAGCTGTTGATAACTGTAAGGATGATAAGGCAAGGTTTGAATTGCAGAATATGCTAGACCGCAAGGCTCACACACTAAAGCTTCAGAACAAGCGGTACAGTGCATTTTGCGAAGAGAATGACCTAAGAGAGTATGCAGAACGATTGAAAGTCGCACAGTGGGACAGAAAGCAAGCTATGAAGAGTGCAGCTGCTGCAAGAAGATACGAAAGTGCGAAAAATAGTTAAAGATGGGTACAACGAAGTAATCAAAAACATTCATAATGGATATTGGGTGAAGATTATATCATATTTTTGCGCCTCCTTTTTTAGAAAATAGCCTACTAGGGGAATCCTGTTAAGAGGTATCGCACATCTCGGTAGGCTTTGCTCCTAAGGGAGCTGGGGACAGATGTGAATCTGCCTTTCTATAGCATCTGTTCTTGCGTGGTAATGGTTATGGGGGTTCGATTCCCTCAACCACGATTACCCTGACAGAGGTTTATCTGTCTGAATCCCTACCGTGGACGAAACGGTTAATAAAATACGTTGAGGAGGATATGAAACATGAAAAACATTATTCAGATTCTTTCCGATGCTGGTCTCGAGATTACAGATGAGCAGAAGAAAACAATCGAAACCGGTGTGAATGAGAATTACAAGACTCTTGCCGAGTTTGAGAAACAGGGAAGAAAGCTTGAGACAATCACACAGGAAAGAGACAACATTCAAACACAGTATGACACAGCCAAGTCTACACTTGAAGGATTTGAGGGCAAAGACTTTGATGCTATCACAAAAGAACGTGATGAGTGGAAAACCAAAGCGGAGACCGCAGAGAAAGAGTGGCAGACAAAACTTGCGAACAGCGAGAAAGATTATGCAGCAAAGATTGAAGAGAGAGACTTCAATGATGCTCTGGTCAAAGCACTGGCAGGTGAGAAATTCACTTCTGACTTTGCACGAACAGGAATTATCAGCATGATCAAAGAGAAAGGGCTGAAACGTGAAGGTGAAAAAATCCTCGGACTCGATGATTACATGACAGAGCTGAGAGAATCACAGAAGGATGCATTCGCACAGACAGATACACCGGCTGCACCAACATTCACGGTACCAACCACAAAGGGTGGAGAGTCAAGTAAGACTCCTGTGTACACACCACCTACTGTATGGTAGTCATGCTATAGCACGGTTATCAATTCGAGATAATCGTTGACCTTAAAAAGTTAAAGGAGATACGAACATGGCAGATACAAGAATTACGTCATTAAACATGCTTCTCGACCCTTCTGGAAAAATGTTCCTTGCTGAGGAATACGGAAAAGTTATCGAGAACGTACAGAAACTTACAATTTCCGGAAAGATGAAAAACACAGAACTTTCCGGTGATCCACATGCCGGAACAGTAGAAGCAAAGAGATTTGCAAACGCTACACCAAAGGACTACGGAACAGCTAGAACAGCAGCCAAAGGTGATGGTGTAAAGGGTAAACCGGTAACAATTCCGATTGATCAGGATAGAGAGATCGTAGAAGAAGTAGAGCAGAAAGATGTATCTCTTCTTGGAGTTGAAGGACTTATTGCTAAGAGAACAGCAAACCATGCTCTTAGAATGGCAGCTGAGCTTGATACTAAGTTTTTCGAGGTTGCTGGAACAGATGCTACAGAAGTAGATCTGACAGGAATCACAGCTATCGAAGAGATTGCAGAGAAAATGATTCAGCAGTGCGAGACTACAAAGAATGAGTACGTGGACGGAGTACCGAGAGCAATGATGCACATGGTTCTTGATCCGGACTACTACGGAAAAATCAGAACATACCTTGATAAGGTTACAGTACCTGGTGTAGGTGCAGCAGACGAGGAGTTCTACGCTTTCCACGGTGTTAAGACATACTCATGCGTACATCTTCCACAGGATGTGAAAGCACTTGTTATGGTTGACGGTGCAGTAGCACAGCCGGTAATGGCAGATCCATACGACGCTGAGAAGATTCCGCTGTCAAACGCTTACGGAATCGAGCTGTTCTATCACTTCGGAACTAAGTCTGTAACACCGGACCTTATTTTCAAGAATAAGAAAATTGGTGGTTGATAAGAATGAAATTCCTGGATAAAGAGACAGGATTGTACCTTTCTACTGGTAATGCCGAGAGTATTGCCAGTATGAAAAGCAATCCACAGAAGTATGAAGAAGTAAATGACAAGCCACAGCGAAAGCCGAAAAAGGCAGCAAGCAAAGAAGAGTAAGGAGATCAGACATGGCATACACAGATTATCAGTTCTATACAACTAAATATTTTGGAGATGCCGTGACAGAGGAAGAGTTTCCTAAGTATGCAGAGCGAGCAAGCGAGCGTGTGGACAGCATCACTTTTGACAGATTAGTCGATGGTCTTCCGGAGAATGAAAGAGCTAATACAAAGGTACAGAAGGCTGTCTGTGCGGTCGCAGAAGCACTGCATCAGATTGACTCGATCAGAAAAGCGTCAATGGATACGGTCGGAGTGGTAAAGCACGAAGACGGTACTGTGAGCAAGAAACAAGTAGCATCTATTACGTCAGGTGCTGAAAGTATAAGTTTCGTTACTGGGACTAGCGGAACAGCAGACAGCATCTATGCACGAGCGTCAATGGATAAGAAAGTGGAAGCTATTCTGATTCGACAGGTGGCTTCTGAGTATCTGCAAGGAGTTGTAGATAAGAAAGGAGTGTGCCTGCTCTATGCTGGTGTTTAGATGGCTTAAGCGGTTAATGTGCCGACATGAAAAATTGACATATTCTTCAACTTTCCTCGATGAGGTCGGATACCATGAGTACAAGACACATCATGTATGGAAGTGCAAGGAATGTGGAAAAGAATTCTATTAAGGAGGGGATACCGATGTATGACAAGACTGTGACTGTATTCAACAAATACATTGACAAGAATGATGCCATATATTGGTATCCTCATGTTATATCCGGAGTCACACTTATTACGGATAAGGCAGCCAATATTGCCAAAACTGGTTTGGATACGGCTGATACAGCTAATCTTCATGTACCGTTTAAGGTGCGTGAAGGAGAAAGGATAGTGTGCAATCTTTCCTATCTCACTCCGAAAGTGTGGAAAACTACGGAAAACAAAGAGGGTTCAATCACATTCTCAACAGGTGACATCTTCTTGGAAGGTGAATATCCGGAAATGGTAATTGCCGATGAAGACTATACGTCACGCACAAACAAAGGATTCTACGATTATTTGAATAAGAAGATGGACAATGTGTTCCTAATCACAAGCGTAGGTTCTTACACACTGATTCCTCATTTTGAGATTGGGGGAAAGTAATATGGCAAGCAAGACATTTCATTTTCCTAGCTTCTCAATCGTAAAAGGTGATATCAAAGTAAATGTCAGCTTGAACCGATTTGAAAAGCAGTTCCAGGAAGCACAATACTGGCTAGACGGTCAAGTGTTTACGGACATGGAAAAGTATATGCCGTTTCGTGACGGTAACATGAGAAACGTGTCTGCGATTATGAGCAGGTCCATGCAAGGAAGCGGTCAAGTGATTGCCGGTGCTCCACCTTACGGAAGATTCCTCTATGAAGGAAAAGTTATGGTAGATCCTGTCACAGGCTCACCGTGGGCAAGGGCCGGAGCAAAGAAAGTGGTCACGGACAGAGACCTTGTGTTTGACAAGACAGCGCATCCACGCGCAACAGACCATTGGTTTGATGCTGCAAAGGAACAATATGTGAAGTCTTGGGCGAAAGGAGTGAAGAAACGTGCCGGAGGAAAGTAAGAAACCGGTCAAGTACGATGTAGACGGTTACGAAGCTGTAACTGATGCACTCGTTTCTCTTCTCAATAGTTTTCCAGGATTAGAGGAAGACGAAAAGATAAGATTCTCCACACTAGATGAAGATGGCGGTATTGCCTTCTATCCAGTGACAGGAGCGGTGATTGCACTGGAAAAGAAGAGTGTAACTGGCAAAGTAGACCAGTTGTGCAACTATCCTTTTTATGTGATCTACCGGTCTTCAATCGACTCTCCAAAGATTAAGGCCAGTATCAAAGAATTCCTTGACACTCTTGGAAAGTGGCTTGAACAGCAGACCGTGGTCATTAATGGAGAACAGAAGAGGCTGGAAGAATATCCAGTGCTTACAGAAGAGAGAAAAATAGAGGAGATCATAAGGCTTACACCGGCTCACTTAGATAATGTGAGTGATGGTAACGTTCAAGATTGGGCAATCAGCATCTCATTGAAATACAGAAACATATTCTACAAGAAATAACGGAGGATAACAAAGATGAAATTAGAGCGTGAAGCGTTGATGCATTATCTTGATGCATCGTTTAAAAAGACACCGGCAACAGCAGAGTGGGCGGTTCTCGGTGACGATATCGAGGAAATGTCCGTGGAGCTTAATCCAGACACGGAACAGAAGAGGACCATTCTTGGAAAAACTGTGACAACTGATAATGGATATGCACCTTCCATGTCAGCTGATCCATTCTACGCAGATCCAGCGTCCAAACTGTATCCGAAGATTAGAGAGATTGCGTTTAACCGTCTGAAAGGTGATAAATGCAAGACTCTTATGCTTGAAGTAATCGTAGAGGATACGTCAGCAGCTAAGCATCTTGCTTATGTACAGGAAGTAATGGTTAAACCACAGTCTTATGGTGGAGATACAACTGGTGTTAATATTCCATTCGATGTAACAGACGATGGTGAGAGAACAAAGGGTTATGTCACAGCCGAATCTCTGAAATCAGGCAAGCCAGTATTCGCAGAGGGTGAAATCGTAGCTGCTTGAACTGAAGAACTTTCGGTATACGATGAAGATCATAAAGAAGTATTCGGTTTAGAATAGGCGAGAAAGGACGATACAATGAGCAATAAAATAGCAAAACCAATGGCAAACAAGATTGTAGTAGATGATGGTAGCAAGGTCTACACGATTGAGAACAAAAGAGGAAAGGTTCTCGGCAAGTTCGAGTTCAGACCTACAGACACAAACATCGTGAAGAGGTATGAGGAAGTAGTTGAGTACTACAATTCCTATCAGCTGCCGGAGAATCCAAGCGATGCGGATATGAGAAAAGCAGAGGATGACATCATGGAGAAAATCTCTTACCTTGTCGGAGAAGATGCGAAAGAGACATTCTTCTCAATTCTCGGAGCATTCTCACCACTGGCAAATGGGGAACTGTACATGGAGAACGTCCTGTCCTCTATCGCAAAAGTGATTGAGCGTGAGATGAACATCCGTACAAAGAAGGTACAGAGTCGCATGAATAAGTATGTGGCGAAGTACCACAACTGATGGATCCGTGGAAACTTCCCACATCATTAGAAGTTAATGGAAAAGAATATTCGATACGCTCCGATTTTAGAGTAGTATTGGATATTCTTTCTGCTATGAATGATCCGGACCTCTTCGAACCTGGCATGACAGAAGAAGAGAAACAACAGGAGAAAGCACTCACAATGCTTAAAATCCTCTATGTTGACTTTGATTCCATGCCACCAAAGGACTGGCAAGAAGCCTGTCAGAAAGCGTGTGAGTTCATTGATTGCGGTATCAAGAATGATGGCAAGCCTAGACCTAGAACAATGGACTGGGAACAGGATGCACCTATCATAATACCTGCTGTGAATAAGGTCAATAACGGTGATGTACGTTCTGTAGACTATATGCACTGGTGGACATTCTTCGGACTCTATATGGAGATTGGAGAAAGCACATTTTCAACAGTAGTCAGCATCCGTGACAAGAAGAGAAAAGGTAAGAAGTTAGAGAAGTGGGAACAGGAATACTACAAAAATAATAAGTCTATCGTAGACTTGCATCAGAAGAGTACAGAGAGAAGTGACGAAGAGAAAGCTGAACTCCGAGAACTCTTCGGATTGAATAAATAACCGGATATCGTTAGAGATATTCGCTGACCGCAGATAATTAGCGGTGGAAAGGATTAGAAATGGCACAAGCCGACGGCTATATCATAATTGATACAGAGATTAACGCTGACGGCATGAAAGCCGGAAGCAGAGAAGTTGAAGCAGCTGTCAGAAGAATGGCGAACTCGGTCGAGGATATGGGTTCCAAAGCTAGAACAGCACTCAACAAACAAGCAGACTCATTCTCCAAGCTGAATCAAGAATATGCTGCACAGGAACAGAAGGTTTCAAACCTTAAGAAGAAAATAGCTGAATATGGTGAACAGAAGATTCCAACAGAGGAATACAGAGAGATTCAGGCTCAGATTGACAGAGCTACACAGAAACTCAGTTCACTGGAATCCGCACAGGAAAGATTCCTTGCTACTGGCGGTAGAAAGAACAGCTCATCTTTCAAGAAGATGCAATATGACATAGAGGAACTAGAGAATGAGATCAAGTACGCAAGAGCAGAACTTGCCGAATTGGAAGCCACAGGCGGAGCATTTACGCTTGGCTCTAAGACGCAAGAAGCTGCAGCCAGTATGCGTACATTACAAGCAGAAGAGAGAAAGCTTGCTGCTATGAATAATCGTCTGCATACCTCGTACAATTCCGTAAAAGGCAGTGTGGACGAATATAAGCAAAAGCTAATGAGTGCAGCACCGGCACAGAGAAAGCTTGCAAATGAGAGTGAAAGAGCATCGAAGTCTATAACTAAGACAGGCAATGCAGCAAATGGTGCTAGATTCGGCATCGGAAGAATGATTAAGATGTCATTGCTTATGAGCGTAGCATTCAGAGTGTTCTCGGCTGCAATCAATGCTATCAAGGAAGGCTTCACAAACCTTGCACAGTACTCAAGTAGCACAAATAACAGCATTTCAATGTTGTGGAGCAGTCTTGAAACGCTCAAGAATAGCCTAGCAACAGCATTTGCACCAATTCTAAGTGTTGTAGCACCAATCTTAAGCAAGTTCATTGATATGCTCGCAACAGCTGCAAGCTATGTAAGTATGTTCTTCTCATTCCTATCCGGAAAGAGCACATACACGAAAGCAATCGCAGTACAGAAATATTATGCCGGAAGTCTTAAGGATACGGCAAGCGGTGCGAAAGACGCAGCAGACGGGACAAAAGAAGCTGCGGAAGCTGCGGAAGATTACTTATCACCACTTGATGATATCAACCGAAAGGATAAGCAGAACTCCGGAAGTGGTTCTGGTGGTTCCGGAGGTGGTGGTGGCGGAGGAGCTGGATCCGGACCGTTATTTGAAGAAGTACCTATCGACAATAAGTTTGCATCATTACTTGATACAGTACTCGACAAGCTGAAACAGATCAGAGACATTTTTATAGATGGGTTCTGGGACGGACTTGGAGATTATAAGCCGGTACTTGAAGAACTCAAGAAAGATTTGAAGTCTATCGGAGAGCATATCCAAGACATCTTTACAGATAAGGATGTGCAGAAGGCAGCCAAGAGATTTGCCAGATTGTTTATTTACAACATGGGTAAAATCGTAGGCTCGTTCGTTTCAATTGGACTCACGATAGCAGAGAACATTGTAGGCGGTATCGAAAGCTATCTAGCTGAGAACACCGGAAGGATCAAAAAGTGGCTTGTCAAGATGTTCGACTTAGGATCTGAGATCGCGACAATTGTCGGAAATTTCAGTGCAACAATCGCAGAAATCTTCCAACAGACATTCGGATCACAGACAGCACAGAACATCACTGGCAACATAATCGGTATATTCGCTACAGCATTCGGAGAGGTCATTCTCCTTGCGACAAACTTCGCAAAAGATTTGATTGACTTTATCACGGGACCAATTATTGAGAACAAGGACAAGATTATCAATGCAATCAATGACACGCTGAAACCGATTGAAACAGTAACACAGGCTATCGAAGATACAGTCCATAAAGTAGCTGATAAGCTCACAAAACTGTATGATGAGCATATTGGACCGTTTATTCAGAATACGAAGAACAGCATCTCTACATTTGTTGGTTTAGTCCTAGATATGTACAGTCAGTATATCGCACCGATTCTTGATATGTTAGGACAGAAGTTCCAAGAGATTATGAGTGGACCGGTAGGAAATGCCATCGACCAAGCAATCGGATTAATCGGAAGATTGATAGATATACTGAACTGGTTATGGAACAGTGTTTTAATTCCTGTCATGAATTGGATTGTTGAAAATATTGTTCCTGTTATTGCTCCTATTATTGAATGGTTAGGATCAACGCTCTTCGATTTTGTTGGGACTGTGGCTCAAGTAGTAGCTAGCATTCTGAAACAGCTGAATGGGATCATTGACTTTTTGACAGGGGTATTCACAGGTGATTGGAAGAAAGCTATGAGCGGAATTTCGACTATAGTTGGTTCTTTCCGAGATACTATCAATGCAATTTTTAAGTTTATTCAAAACTCGATACTGAAACCAATTGCAAAGTTCCTGGATAGTGTATTTTCTGTTGATTGGGTGAAAACTTTCGGTGTTATCGGTGTTTTCATGAATGGTTGGTTAATAAACATTCAAAACATCTTCGAAGCTGTAAAACAGATATTTACAGGAATCGTTAATTTTGTAAATGGAGTTCTTGCCGGTGATTGGGAACAGGCATGGAATGGAATCAAGAATATTCTCGGCGGTGCTTGGAATGGCATGGTTTCCGTCATAAAGTCACCAATCAACTTGATTATCAGACTCATGAATGGATTGCTTCGTGCAGCACAGATTATGCAAAACGGTGTTGCAAAAGCATTGAATAAAATAAATGTATCAGTTCCTAGCTGGGTTACATCTTTGACCGGTGTTAGGTCACTCGGATTTCATATCGGATATTGGAGTGCACCACATATTCCTTATTTAGCTCAAGGTGCTGTGATTCCACCAAACAAGGAATTCATGGCGGTACTTGGAGATCAGAAGAGTGGGAACAACATTGAAGCACCTGAAAGCCTTATTCGTAAGATTGTAAGGGAAGAAACCGGAAACAGCTCACGTAAGATTGAAGTACCGGTATATCTGAACCGTAGACAGATTGCGAAGGCTGTACTTGAAGAAGGAAAGAACATGAGAACACAGACGGGAAGAAATCCGTTTGAAATGGCTTAGGAGGTAGAACATGGCACAGAATCATTTAAAATTCGGTTCGTACACAGCACCGGAAGTGGACGAAGACGGATATCAGATATCAATGGCTACTACTTCCACTGAGAACTCTGGAAGAACAATGAGGGGAAATATGAAGAATTCCCCTCTCTTCACAGTAGAAGCCTATGAACTGAAATGGACAGACCTTCCGGCGAAGACCGGTGGAGAGATTTTGAAACAGGTACTTGGCAAAGCGGAGTTTGATTTCTTCCATTATAACGTTTACAAGGGAGTGTGGGAAACAACACCGTTCTATGCTGCAAATTTCAACGCACCTTGTATCAGTCTAGTAGTCGGAGAAGAAAAGTTGGATGAACTGAGCTTTCAGGTCACATCAGTTAATCCATTGTAGTTTATACCGGTCATCATTTAGAGATGATCGCTGACCTTATAAAGTTAGAGGTAGATTATGAAGAATGTAAGCAACGAATTCAAAAACATCATAAAGTCAGGCGGTCCGTTCTATGCTTATGCATCGATCACACTGAAAAATGGCAAAAAGCTTACACTTGATTCGGATAACGATTTCTTCATAAGCGGTAATGGATACACAGAAGACGGAGGAGATGGATTCCCACTGGGATCCGCTCTCTCCAAGTCCGTTACGCTTGTCATTGATAACATCGATGAGAGATTTTCCAAGTATGATTTTTACTATGCACAGATTTCACTCTTCACTGAAGCTGACATCGAAAGTAGAAGCTATGATGCATGGAGAGATGTGAAAGGTGAGGAAATTCTCGATGTCAATGGCAACACGATTATGCTGACGAAATCAAGAATCGAGAGATTGAACGAGGGTACATTTACAGTACTTGAGCCGACAGCAGTTGGAGATACGATAGAACTTGTAGGTTACGATTCAATGTACAAGGCAGATGCAGACTTCACATCTAAATTATCTTATCCAACAACAGCCGGACAGCTTTTGAGAGAAGCGTGTAGTACATGTAATATCATGCTTGGAAGTCCGAAGTTTAACAATGACGATTTCGTGATTGAACAAGCTCCGGATAAAGTGACTTGCCGAGAAGTTATCGGATATATCGCAATGCTTGCTGTTGGTAATGCAGTGATTCAGGACGGAACACTTGTTATTAAAAGTTATGACTTCTCTGCAATATCGAAGATTGCGAGTAGAGCGGACTTGGTGGAAGATGCTGGCTATAGCATTTTGATGGATTATCAGTCAGATCCGGACATTAGCACAGATCCTGTTGTAATCACTGGAATTGCGACCACAAAGAAAGTAGAAAACGAGAGTACAATCTTAATAAGAGGTACAGATGATTATGCACTTGAAATCACGAATCCTCTTATTGAAGGACATGAAGATGATGCAATCAATCTGATTGGAGATGTATTGATCGGAGTTAAGCTGAGAGGTTTTAGTGGAGAATTCTTCCCTGATCCAACGATCGAATTCATGGATTTGGCTTGCGTGGTAGACCGGAAAGACAAAGTTTATCCAACATTTATCACATCCAACGAGTTCAATTATCTCGGAAGTAGTTCGTTTTCTTGCGGAATCAAAGATCCGGAACGTCAAAAGAGTACTTATTATAGCGAAGCTACAAAGGTATATGAAAAAGCTAATAAGGAAATCAAGCAGAATAAGACGGACTTTGAAGCAGCTGTTGAGAATCTGAATAAGACACTTGAGAATGCATCTGGAATGTATTCGACAGAATCACCACAGCCGGACGGAAGTATGATTACATACATCCATGATAAGCCGACAGTAGAAGAGTCCAAGAATGTAATCAAAGTTACATCTGAAGCCATTGGTATATCAAATGATGGCGGTAAGACGTATCCTTACGGATTATTCCTCACAGGAGACCTGATAACAAGAATCTTGTATGCTATCGGCATTAATGCTGATTATATCAACTCAGGTTCTCTCACTGTAAAAGATAAGAATGGAAACATTACATTCTATGCTGATACGGAGACAGGACGAGTTACCATCAATGCAGAGTCAATATCCATCACCGGTAAGTCTGTGGAAGATATTTCCAATGGTATTGTAGATGATTTTGTAACCAACATTTACAAGACAGATATGGACGAGATTAAAAACTCCGTCCGGAACAAAATTGAAACATGGTATCAGGACATAGATCCATCGGTGAATTGGGGAGTCACTGTTGAAAAAGCTTGGTGCGACATAGACGGAAATCCAATCCTTGATGTCAACGGAAATGAAATAACACTCTTATTTGAAGAGTTAAAGTCAGAGCACGAAGGTGACTTATGGAAAGACCTGTCTACGAATGATGAGTATATTTATCGGTCCGGGCATTGGGTGAAGATGCAAGTTCCGGATGAAGTCTTTGATGAGATTGATGGAAAAGCGCAGACATTCATCAACGAGCCAGTACCACCTTACAGAGTAGGAGACTTGTGGTTTGACGCAGATACACAGGAACTACTCACTTGCGTAGAAAGTAGAGACACTGGAAAGTGTGTGAAATCCGATTGGAAGAAGAAGACTAAGTATACGGATGATAGTGGATTGAATACCTTCATTTCTGCGGTATATGATCCAAAGATTGCAGAATTACAGAGTCAGATCGATGGTCAGATAGAAACATGGTATTACGATTACGAACCAACATTACAGAATGAGCCAGCTTCTTTATGGACAACATCAACGGAACGTGAAAAGCATCTTGGAGACCTTTTCTATTGGTCGTCAAAAGGATTTGCCTATCGGTTCATGAAAGATGAAGCAACATGGAAGTGGCAACTTGTACAGGATACAGACATTACGAAAGCACTTGCAGTGGCGGAGAAAGCACAGGATACCGCAGACCACAAGCGAAGAGTATTTGTAGTGACTCCTCAGCCACCTTATGACATTGGCGATTTATGGATGCAGGGCGAAAATGGTGACATCATGCGATGCCGAGTACCTAAGAGTGATTCTTCTGAATACGCTGTGGATGACTGGGAAAAGGCATCTAAGTACACGGATGATACAAGAGCCAACGAAGTGCAAAAAGAACTGGAAACGGTCAATAAAGACTTGCAGAATCAGATTGATGGCAAGATTGAGACATACAATCAAGCTACTGATCCGTCAGCTACGTGGACTACGGAAGAGCTAAAGCAGAAGCATGTAGGAGACTTGTGGTACAACTCAAAAGAAGAGACCACACAACGTTGGAATGGTGCATCTTGGTCAATACTAAGTGATGCAGAAGCAAAGGCTGCTAAGAACCTTGCTATTACAAAGAAGCGTGTCTTTAGCGTGACACCTTATCCGCCTTATGACAAGGATGATTTGTGGGTACAAGGCACAAATGGAGATCTTATGCGTTGCGTGACATCACGTCAGAACGGTGAGTATGTCGCATCTGATTGGGTTAAGGCTACCAAGTACACAGATGATTCCGCAATCAATAACTTTGTTAAGAATACTTATGCTGCTGACCTTGAGAATATCAAGAATCAGATCGATCAGAAGATAGAAACCTGGTTCCAACCTACTGACCCGTCACTTAATTGGACTGGAAAAGAAACACAGCCCCTTTGCGATGTAAACGGGAATGAAATCTTAGATGTTAGTGGAAAAACTATCACAATCACTGTGGAAACCGAGAAAGCGACTCATGAGGGTGACTTGTGGAAGAATTCCAAAACTGGTGATGAATACATCTACAGAAGCGGAAATTGGGAAGAAATGCCAGTTCCGGACTCTGTATTTGATGAGATTGACGGTAAGTCATCCATCTATGTGACACAGCCGAAGCCACCTTATAACGTTGGTGATGCGTGGTTTACCGGTACAGATATCCTTACATGTGTAGTTGACCGTGACAGCGGAGAATTCGTTGCGTCTGATTGGCAGAAGAAAGATAATTATACAGACGATTCTACAGTAACGGACTTCATCGAAAACATTTATGATCCGAAAATTGAAGATATCCAAAATCAGATTGATGGAAAGATTGATACGTACTATTACGATTATGAGCCTACGAATTCAAACCATCCGGCATCTGAGTGGACTATAGCTTACGAAAGACAGAAGCACGTTGGTGACCTCTTCTTCTGGAAGAGCAAAGGTTTCACTTATCGCTATATGAAAGTCGATACATCTTATCAGTGGGTGAGAGTGAAAGATGCAGACATCGTATCTGCGATGGAAACAGCATCAAAGGCGCAAGATACCGCAGACGGTAAGAGAAGAAACTTTATTACAACTCCTGTGCCACCTTACGATGTTGGAGACTTGTGGACGCAAGGAAGCACAGGTGATCTGATGCGTTGCAAAACCGCAAGAGCCAGTGGAAATTATAATTCTTCTGACTGGGTGCTTGCAACGAAGTACACAGATGATACAGTTGCCAATAAGGCTATGGCTGATATCGAGGTTCTCAAAGACAAGATCAAATTAAAGGTATCCTCAGAAGATGTAGAATCCATCATCGAGCAGAAAGCAGACTCTATCCGAATGCAAGCAAAAAGCATTAGCTGGAAGTCGGAAGGCTCAAGTATGTCACCAACAGGATATTTAAAATGTAGTGGTGCTGAGATTGATGGAACAATCAGGTCTACAAATATACTCAGAACAGTGTATATGACTGCCGGATACAACCAATATTGGTACGAAACAAACAAGGTTGGGCTGATAGGAACCAACGGGTTTGCCGACACAAATTTTGCTATAAGAGGATTGAATTTTGACCTTGACGACGGTGGTCACTATATGACGTGGGCATCGAAAGACACACCTTCATCTACTAGCTATGCTATGAAAATGACATATGCTCGTAAATCATTTTCATCTTTTACAGCGGACTCTATAAACATGGGATGTAACATTGATATGCATAATTACAAATTGCTGAACGCTAAGTTTGGTGACGGAGGAATTACTGGAACTATGAATTTTGTGCAACGTTTCAAGGAAAGTGATGGCACAAAAAAAGATTATTCTGGTTGTTATATGACATTCAAAAATGGAATTCTCGTAAAGGGAGCATGGCACAGTTAGGAGCAAATGTAATGAAAAAAGAAGTAATAAAATGTAAAGACAGAGAAATGATTATTGTTGAAGCTGATGATGAAATTATCGAGCCGGACAATGTAGAAGATATTTTCGTTAGCGAAACAGACACAGCGTTAAAAATTTTACTAGGAGAAGAATCATGAGCATGACAGAAGCTGCAAGGCAGATTAGAAAACTTATCGAACTGACAGCTAGTAACCTTACAGACGAACAGGCGACATCCTTGCCGTGCTGTTTCCCTGTTTGGAAAGAGGGCATGGAAGTAAAAGAGGGTGAACGCTATGCGGTACGTGTATCCAATGCGGTTGCCACAGTAGCACTTGATGATGGAGAACCGCAGATTGAGGAAAACCTTGTGTTGTGTAAATGTATGAAATCTCATACCACTACACAAGCAAACTCGCCAGAGGAATCCGAGGATTTGTGGAAGATACTTTAGAAAGGAGCAATCATGGCAGAGGAAAAGAAAGAAAAGGTTACGTTACCTTTCAATTTTCGTGTGAATCAATGCAGAAATTATATCCGACTAGCCATCAATACTGCGACAAGTGAGTATGGCTTGGACGGTGCTGTTATCAGCTTAATCATTGAATCTTTACTTGAGGATGAGTATAGAGAACAGGTAGCTTTTATGGCAGAACAGACAGATGCCATTGTAGAAGAGATTCAGAATAAGGATAAGGAGAATTAATCATGAAATGGACAGACTACACTACAAAAGAAACACTGGAAGACAATGACGAATTAATGATTCTTGACGCAGACGTCAAGGCAAATAAGCGTACCTTAATGAGCAAGATATGGAATTATGTTGTCGATAAGATGACCAGTGCAGTAGTAGCAAAATTAACCACTACAGACAAGACGGTTTTAGGAGCAATTAATGAATTAAATAGTAA